TTACTTCTGGAAACTCATTCGCCATTTTCGTTATAGTTTGAAATAAATTCCCTTCACCGTGATGATAATTTGAAACTTCCGCGACATAACCAGCCAGTTGTGCAACTTTCAATGATGTCTTATTATAAGTCAAATTTCTTTTTTTCACACTATAGAGAACTTTACGTTGACTTTGTTTCAAACCATCGAAAAGATTAGGAATACTTCTCTTACAATCATCGTGTGAAAATTTTATCATTTCATTGTTTAAAAAATCAGTAATATTCATACTTGAAAATTTTCCAGATTCATCTAAAGAAAATGATGACTTATTTGGGTCGTATTTTTCTAACCATTCCTTTCTTTGATCCGCGCATTTTACATGAAAAACTTTATTAAAAGATTTATCACAATCATCATCATTTATATAATCAACCATCTTTTCACCAAAAGTATCTTTAACGTCCTCGCTTTTTGTTGTTCCAAGTCCTTTGTAATATTTACATTTTATTTTCGATGTTTGATTTCTTGAAAATTCTTTGAACTTATTCTCATCATAAAAAAGTAAATCACCCTCTTTTCTGAATACTCTAACAATAGGTGTCTGCATACTTACAACAAAAGGTGTTTTCCTTTTTAATAACGATGGAAATAATGAATGAAACAAGTTCATTATCAAGGAACTGATATGAAGACCGTCGCTATTATGAACCACAATATTGCCTATACTTGAATGAAAATGATGATTTTCAGTTTCAAAGTCATAAACATAGGTATCTTTATATTTTTCACTAACATCTATAATTTTTTTGATTGTATATTCCGGCTTATTATAATCTTTACTCATGAGAATGTTGTATACATTCAATTTAGAATCTGAACAATTTAAACTGGGAGTATAGCCGCAATTTTGTAAAACTTGAAATAACCCCATTATTTGAGATTTGTATTCTCCATCAAAACGATCAGTAGTCCTTCCACCCTTGTCACCATCACCTGCATAAAATCCTTCTATAAAAGATTTTTGAACTTCAATTGAGCTATTTAGTATTTCAGTTGGAATTTTTTTTTCTCTTAATGAATTATAGAACATATTTCTATATTTTAAGGCTATATCTTTTCTAATACCCTTGGCCTCCAAAGCATATTTAAATTCTCTACCACTTTCTTTCGAGTAACTATCTTTACTAACTTTTTTCTTGTATATTTCGAAATAAAGTTTGCGTTCATCACATGGAGTTTTATTTTTCATGTGAGATTTTAAACCACTTGCGTCTGAAAATATTTTGAAACATTTAACACACTGTTTTTTAGGACAAGTTATTTCTACAGGAACAATATCTGATTTTGCATTCTCATATTTTTCTAATATCAGCCTAAGATTTTCTAAAGGTTCTTTTTCAACGCATTCTATAATCCACTTTGAATTTGTAGAGTGTGTTATAGACCCATCTTTATTTTTAAGTCTTACTTTTCCGTCAATGTTACAATGACCATCTGCTTGAAAATATCCGAGAGCGTAAGCGTATTCTTCGTTAATTTCATATTTTTTTGTTTTTTCTTGAATATACTTATTATGAAGCAATTCAGTTTTTAGTATTTCACAATCTTTAATAGTTATTTTTTCGCCATTTTTATTTATAAGAGAATGATCTTCTGTAACATCGACGCATCCAGTATGAGTTAAAACTCTATATATAGGTTTACTAACCTTATGTCTCATTACACTTTTAATCTTAGTCCATCCTTTATCTGACCAAACTAAATATTTTTCACAAACACTATATTGTTTTGTTGAAAAAGAGTCATCAACCCAGTTTTCATTGTTAATTTCGCAAATGGGTTTGATTTCAATTTCATCAGTATCAATATTTTTTAAGATACAAGGAGTGTCAAATGTAACAGAATCAGCGTCTGTAAGAAGAACAACTTTTCCATAACTTAAATTTTTAAAATTATTTTCATCTAAATAATCGACACCATGTTGTAGATTCAATGCCTGAATTAAATCTGTAATAACTTTATTTTTCGCGATGGATTCCATACTAGAATTCCGCACATTTAAGACTTTTCCCTTAAGACACAAAACCCCATAGAAGTCACGTCCACACACTCCATTAATTCCTTTTTCTATACCGGCAACTGCGTATGTCTTAGCAGAGAGACCCTCGCAAAGAATTAAACTGCAAAGATGTGAATCTTTAGTTCCTGCCTTATTAGCTGGGTCTAAACCTTCAATTTTGACATATCCCTTCTTTTTCTTTTCAGATTTTTTGAGAGTAAGAATCTCCTTAGATTTGATAATATCTTCGATTTCTTCTATAACAGACCATTTCAAAATCTTTGCTATCTCTGAATTTTTTACAGCAGCCGGAACTTTCGGGTTTTCAAGCCTATGCTTTGATTGACTGTCAAATTCTGGGTTCACAACATATGATACGACAAAAATTCTGAAAAACTGTTTTATATCTTTTATATTCAAATTAGGCTGTCCTTTTTTATTGAATTTATCAACAAGAGGTCTGAAAATAGCTTCTGACCAAGAATCTACATGTTGCCCTCCTAATTTCGTATAAATACCATTCACAAAAGAAATTATTTGAAACTCCTTTGATGGTGTGATTAAAACTTCAGAGTTTCCGTGCTTCAAAAAAAGATTTTCGTCAGTATCACAATCATATAATTTAGCATATGTCTGTAAATTATTTACTGGAATGAGTTCATCATTGAAATAAACTTTTACTTTTGACAACATTGCGACGTCAACAACATACTTAAGATATATAGAAATTATATCGTCCGAATATCCGGATAATCCAAATTGTTTAAAATCTGGAAAATAAGAAACACTTGTATAACCTCTAGAAAGTTTAGTTTTACCAATAATAGGTTTTGTTGTTTCTTTCATATTATTTGTCCAAGTTTGTTCGAACGTAAGCTTGTTATTTGGGTCAACTCCCTTGACGATGAATTTCGAGGAGAAAATATTACAACATGTAGCCCCAAGTCCATTTCTACCTGAAATTAACCGTTCTTCTTCGTCATCATAATTTGACCCTGTTAATAGTTGACCAAAAATCAAACTATGATTATATACTTTTTCAACTGGGTTAATTTCTATAGGAATGATATCACCGTCATTGGTTACACTAGTTTCACCAGTTTCTTTATTTATACTAACTTTTATATAAGAGCAAGGAATTCCAGCTGCTCTAGAACGTTCTACATTATCAGTTGCATTACTTAATATTTCAATAAATATACGTAAAATAGCAGGTGAAACACTAATTTCTTTTCTTAAAATTTTATAAATATCTTCTTCTTTGATACATACAAACTCGTTCATTTTTTGAGCCTTATTTGACCCAACATACATATCAGACCTTAAAAGAACATGTTCAATAGGGTCCATTTTGACATATTTTTTTGAATTAGTAACTGATTGCATTTTTTATATCCTGTATAATATATAGAATTTCTTTTTTTAAATTCAATTTTTGTTTTTTAAAAATCAAAAAAATCAAGTTGTGTTTCGAATCTAAAAAATAAACATAGAACGAAATCTTAAAAAAAAAAATATATAAATTTTACCCGCATAAAAAAATTGATTTTTTCAACAAAATATTTTTTTTGTTATCAACCAACAAACAAGTAAAATGATTTCAAAATTGAAAATCAATCGATTTGCTGAACTTGCATATGAGTCCGATGATGAAAAGTATGAACTAGCTCTTAAGAAGGAGGTTGAAAGAAAAGAAGCTATCTTTCAACTCAAGGCGAAGAAAAAGGAGGAAAAAAGAATGGAAAAGTATAGAAAAGAAAAAGAACAAGAAAAAAAACAAGAAAAACAGGCTGACATTTGGTATGGACAGAAATTAAGAAAGACCAAGGAGTATGACACTTTCATTTTAGGTGATAAACTTTATTCTTACGTAAGCAATATAGTTGATGATGGTTTTAATATAGCTTGTTATTTAAGCTTGGATTCATATTGTATTGATACAGTTGATTCATATAGAATGTTCCGTGGTCTACTTCAGAAAGATGATTATTTAGAATTAGTAAAGATTATGGAGCTGAACAATACAGATTACTATCCCGAAATGTCAAGCGCAGAAGATATTAGAAAAATCCAACGCAAAATAGAGATTGGTGTTATGTCTGGGTTCGGAAGTTCTTATAGAATGATTCACGAAATCTACTTAGCGCTACTTCTAGATACAAAATGTATGCGTAAGGTATTAACAACTGGACATTTCGGAAGTATGATGGGTATTTTCAGAGAAAATGTAAAAAAAAAAATTGAAAATGAGTATAGGGAGGTTAGTGAAACACATTCAGAGTATTTCAGAAAATACTTTGAGGTAGGAAAGAGATATATCGCAAAGAGAAATAATTTCAAAGTATTGTTTCGAAATTATGTGAGATTCGTAGGGAAACTTACCATTTTGTATAGAAAATCTATAAAATAAATATAAATTATAGTGACCCATAAATATAATAATTCATATTAAGTTTTCATAGTAAATTTACTTAGTGGACATTTGTGGAAATGGAAATGCGAATTTAAAAATGAATCGATTGAAAAAGTTGTTAAAAAAATAGGAAAAAAATACGATTGGTATAATATTGAGATTAATGCTTTGATTGAAGGTATAAATAATATGTAAAAAAAAATTTCAAAAAGATATAATTTTAAAGTAAAAAATTACTTTAAAATTTTTTATATTAAACTTTTCATATCATCAATAACTTCAAAATCTATATTAGTTTCGTCATATTCATCATAAAATAAATGTTTTATTCTTATTTGATTCGTTAAATCTTCTAAACACTTACTTTTTGAAAGGATATATATTTTTATAAAACCCTTTATAATAATAAATACCTATTAAAGATTTGATTCTTTATATAAAAATGGAATTAATAAATCAAATTGATGAAACAATATGTTTTAATAAAAATAACATTCGTGTTATAGGTTCTTATAACGAACCTTGTTTCGTCGCAAAAGATGTATGTCAAATATTAGAAATTAAAGATATAAGCATGGCTTTAACAAAAATTTCTGAAAAATGGAAAGATAACAAAGTTATCAGTACACTTGGTGGAAAACAGGATATGCGAATAATTAGTGAAGCAGGTTTATATAAACTAATTATGCGTTCAAATAAACAAATTGCACAAAAATTCCAAGAAGTTGTATGCGAGTTTATTTTACCTTCTTTAAGAAAAAAAGGTGAATATAAATTAAAAACTTTATTAGATGAAAAAAATAAAGATTTAGAAATTGAAAAACATAATTCTTTATATATTGATAAACACACAAGGCATAATTTTTCTATTATTAAAAGAATTATTGATAATAAAAATCTAGAACCTATGCATAAAACATACGAAAGATTATGGGCTATTAATAATAATATGATATTATGGGATGATATGCCACCTGATTTCTGTGAAAAATACAATGTTCCGCATAGAATGGATTATGGAATTGATATTATATCAAGAGATTTTTCTAGAACAGGACAAGTTAAACATTATGGTAATAACTCAAGAATCACGTGGAAAGATATTTCCACGTTCCATCAATATTCTGAATATTTAGAAATATCTAAATGTAATCAAAGTATTTTAACTACACCAGAAGCTAAAATAGACAAAATGGTAGAAGCATATGCAACAAAATTTAAAATACCTATTGAACGCGAATCATATCAAAAATTATTTGAAAATATTAAACCTTATTTAGTAGATGAACAACAAAATATTATTGAAAGTCAAATTAAAATAGAATTACGGGATTATATCTTACAATGTTATAATATTTTAACCGAAAAAGACCAAAAAATATTTAAATTTCAATTACCTTGCGGTGTTGGTAAAAGTTTTATTATATTCTATATTATACAAGAAACTCTTAAAGAGAATAAAGAAGAAAAGTTTGTTATATTCGTTCCTTGGATTCAACTTGCAGAGCAACATAAAAAAATATTAGATAAACTTAAAATTAAAAATCAAATTATTGGAAATGGAAATACTAAAATCGATAAAACGATAAATGTTGTTATTTGTATTTACGCTAGTGCTAAACACATTGTAAACGAAAAAGATAATTTTAAATATAAGTTTTTTGACGAAGCACATCATTTAGAAAGTGAATTTTCTAAGTATAGAAAAGTTATTGATAAAATCGTTTGCGATAAAGAAATTCAATTTAGTGCTACTTTTAAAAATCAAGATAATTTAGATTATATAATGACGTTAAGAGAAGCTATTGATAAAAAATATATTACCGATTACAAGGTTGTTATTGAATATTTTACAAATGGAAATAAAGTTGATAGTTTAATAGATTTAATCTCTAAAAGACCTGAATGGTTTCCGGCACTTATATTTTTTAATTCCACAAAAAGTGCTAAAATATTTACTGATAAACTAAAAAATAAAGGAGTTAGATCAGAATGTGTAATTTCCGAAACCGGTTCAAAAAAACAAAATGAAATTATAGAAAAAATAGAAAATAACGAGATTGATGTTGTATGCCTTGTTGGTTGTTGGAATGAAGGTACAAGCATAAATAATGTTAGAACTGTTATTATGGGTGATATGAGGTATAGTTATATTAATCTTATTCAAATTATTATGAGACCTGGTAGAATTCATATTGATAAACCATTTTATAATATAGTTATTCCAATTATAAAAAATGACTTGTCTGAAGATAGTGATTGTTACGATGATTTATCTGATTTTCTAAAAATTTTACATAAAACTGATCCAAAAATTAAGGAATCCATAAAAAATCATAGCAATAGTTCAAGAATTAAAATTGGAATTGATTGTTCATATTCTTCAGAAGAAATGTCTAATGAAGAATTTAAGGCTGAACATATTTGTGAATACATTTTTGATAGTTTAGGAAATATGTTAAATGAATCATTAACTAAAGATGAAAAAATTTCCGAATTTATGATTCATGTAAAAGAAAATAATAGTATTCCTTCTTGTAAGAACAAGGAAATTAAATTCAGTGATGGAATATTTATGGGACAATGGTTTCAATACATTAAAAGTAAATTAACAAAAGAATCTGATATTTATAAAAAATTATCGGAAGACGATACAATAAAAAATGAAATGAATAGATTTTTAGATGAGAAAGAAAAAAAAGATGATAGTATTATTATTTTAACTAAAGATGAAAAAATTTCCGAATTTATGATTCATGTAAAAGAAAATGGTATTCCTTCTTGTAAGAACAAGGAAATTAAATTCAGTGATGGAACATATATGGGTAGCTGGTTTAATGACATTAAAAAGAAATTAACAAAAGAATCTGATATTTATAAAAAATTATCGGAAGACAAAACAATAAAAAATACAATGGATAGATATTTAGATGAGAAAGAAAAGAAAGATGATAGTATTATTATTTTAACTAAAGATGAAAAAATTTCCGAATTTATAATTCATGTAAAAGAAAATGGTATTCCTTCTAGTGGAAACAATGACATTAAATTCAGTGATGGAATATTTATGGGTAGCTGGTTTAAAAACATTAAAAATAAATTAACAAAAGAATCGGGTGTTTATAAAAAATTATCGGAAGACGAAGCAATAAAAAATAAAATGGATAGATATTTAGATAAGAAAGATAAGAGTATTATTTAACTAAATTTTAAAGTAAAAAAATATTTTAAAATTTAAAATTGAGATGTGGTCTTAAAAAAATTTAATAATTGTTTATTATTATTTTCTGATTGATTTTGCGTATTATAATACCACACCATCAGCCCACCTTGTTGAGACCATGATTTTAAACTCGGAGTATTATATGCTTGTTTAACTATGTTTGTCATTTCTTGAAGAGATATATAACCATTAGAACTATCACTTTCACCTTGAACAGTTTTTCCTAGAACTAAATATCTTGGATCATATCCTCTATTTATCAACTCCAAAATACTCGTATTTGGAGCAACATTTTCATGTGATTTAATAAAAATTTGTTCGAAGGTATTACATGCGCCATTATTATAATATTGAATATTAAAAAAATCGAAATACTGTTTATAATTTTTATAAATATTATCATACACATTTCCAAAACTTGACCAGAAATAAGGGGGTTGAGGTGCATGCGAAATTTCACATCTTGGATTCAGTCTCTTTAATTCTTTACAAACTTCACCAATAAATGTCGCTGTTTCAGGAAATTTATCATTAATATGTTCAATATCTAAATCAATATATTTTTCTAATCCTGTACCTTTTACGAAGTTAAATATATCTTGAGCGTATTTTTGTGGGTTATTATAGTAATAACATTCAGGATTACAGAAAGTTAAACTATATGGTACTTGAACCTGTAATGCACCACATATAGAAACTCCAAGTTTAAATGAACTTGTCGTCAGTAATTTTTGATTTTGTGGTGTTAAAGATTTAAATGATTCAATCATCGATCCAGAAATACTTAAAGGCTTTTTATTATCAGGTTGTAAAATGAAAGTTAGTAAAGCGTGAGTTACATTAGCATTATTTAAATCAGATACAATTCGTGGGACATCCGCATCGGAAATCCAGTATCCTAAATACACAACTCTCCTTTGAGAATTCACTGAAGGTTTTACAACCGGAGTAACAGGTACAACTGGATTAACTGGTATTATAGGAGTCATAGGGGTAACTGGGGTAGCTGGAGTAACTGGAGTAACTGATGTAACAGGTGTAACTGGTGTAACTGGAATTGGTGTTGAACTATTGAATGTAAAAGATTTAGGTAAAGTTCCTGTTCCTCCAAAATTTCCATTCAAAATAGAGTTAGGACTCAAAGGATTGACATATGCTTGAGGTGTTAGAATAATTTTATCACCAGAAACAGTGATTTTCATAAAATCACACCATGTTATACTGCAATTTGAAGATGAACAAGAAATATTCCAATTGGAACCATAATTTAAATTTGTATCATTTTGAATTTGTAAAGACGAATTGAATCCTGTAGACCAAACGTCTTTAGTAGCAAAAGATATAAGAACCATTTTATTTTAAAGTAATAAAAAAATAAAATATAATAAAAATAATAATACAATTATTTCATATTTTTTTATTTCTTATATAATAAAAAAAAATAAAATGTCACAACACGATTTGAAAAATAAAGGAATAATAAAAATAAAAAATTGTATGACATCTGTTATAAATATAAAAAAAGGAGAAGGTGATAATTTTGTAAATGTTCTTGATAATTTTTTAAGTAATTATAGGAGTAAAAAAAAGTTGAGTAAGCTGATGTCTGAAATATTTGATATGCTAGATTATGCAGTTATTTTGAACAATAAAACTTCCAGATTTCTGAAAAAAAAAGTCAAAATAGATGACGATGAAAATTATTTGCGTTTCAAAAAAAAAATCAATGAAGGTTCATACGGTGAAATTCATAGTTGTTTATTAAACAAGGTGAATGTTATAGTAAAAAATCCTGTTTACAAAAGAAAGAATAAGGATGATATAAATAGTGATTTCATAAAAGAAAATTTAATTCATATTATGCTCTATTGCTGTCATGATTTGATGAATAAATGCTTTGGTATGTCATCTGTTCCTAGATGTATACCAGAAATTATGAATTTAGTAAAAGCAACTGATAATAAAATGAAAGATGAAAAATTGTTAGTGATAATGGAAAAATTAGATTCAGATGGATTTGACTTTTTTGAAAAAAAACATTCTTATAGATCTGAATTAACTTTCATAGCTTTGGTTGCATATAATTTATATTTTTTACAGACATCATTAAAACAATTTATGCATAGAGATTTACATGGCGGTAATATAATGATAAAAAAATTAAAAAAAGCAAAAAAAGTTGAAATCGTAGTCAATAAAAACAAACTTTTTACATTATATCCAACTTATGAAACATATATCATAGATTTTGGAATGGCATGTTTTGATTTGTCATCTTGTATTGATATTTTAAATATGCCTAAATCTAAGATTTCAAATGCGGGAATTTATGAAAGTAATTATTGTGATAATAGATGTCATGATATGAGATTATTTCTTGCAAGTTTATATTTTTCATACTATGATACGATTACAGATAAATTAAAAGTGTTTCTTTCAAGTTTACTAGATAAATACAATGCAAGTCATTGGCATGATTTTTACTATCAAGTTTTAAAAAAGAAGGATAAAAATTTACATCCTGAAAATATTTTGAAAAGAATTCAAGAAGAATTGAAATAATTTATAATCAATCAATATAAAAATTATATTTCTTAACCATAAAAAAAGGTTAAGAAATAATCAATCACAATATGTTACTAAATTTTTTACATACCATATAAAATTATTATAAAAAAAAGTATTCCTAAAACTACAAAAATAGATAAAATCCATTTTTTCCAAAAAAAACTATATTTTTTACTGATTTTATTTTTTTCATCGTCATCACTATTACCATCTGCAGTTGAACTAAAAGCTAATGGAACTGACGATACACAAACAGGACAGAATTCCTCTTTATTTTTATTTTCTTCCATTTTATTTATATATATGGAGAATAAAAAATAAAAAAAATGATGATAAATAAAATAAAGAATGATTATTAATCATGATAAAACTATATCAATTTTTATTTCGATGATAATTTTAATTATATATTTCAGTTATCATTTGAATATTATAAGCGAAATTCCGTGTGAACAAGATATTACATCAAAAATTTTAGCGAATTTCATCCATACAGATTTTATGCATTTAATTTCCAATTTGTCTGGATTATATTTGATATCTGAATTAGAATATAATATAGGGTCTAAACAATTTTTAAAAATATTTTTTCTTATAACAATGATTTTATCCTTACTAGAATATTCTTTAAAAAACAAATGTTCTATAGGAATTTCGGGAGTTTTATACGGATTAGTTGCATATGAAATGTTTAAGTTTAAACATGTAGATTTAAATATAATTTCAACACTTATAATATTATTTATATTTTCAGGTAAATCAAAAATTTCTCATAAGGGACATTTATTAGGTTTTATATCAGGATTAGCTGTGACAGTTCTGATATAAATCTTTATTTACTAAAAAAATAATTAAAAATTTTATTGCAAAGAGATATTCGTTTACTATTTTTAAAATTATTATTCCATTCCGATATTGAATATTTTGAAGACATAGATAAATTACAGTTAGAACATATCGGTCTTAAATTTTCAATGCATGTACTTCCTCCTCGTGATTCTGGAATGTTATGCCCTACGTGAAAATTAAATACTGTTATTATATTTTTACACCAAACAATATTGCACTTGTAATTAAATTCTTCTCCGTTGTATTTTAGCCATACTTGCTGTCTCAATGCTTTAGGAATTTTTTTCTTTTTATATAATATCGTTTTATTTAACATTTATATTTATTATTAGAATATATATGTTTATATAGTAATTATCTTTTATATAGTAATTATCTTTTATATATCACTTATGACACTTATTATTTTTGTTATGACCGTTTACGTTGCAATTTGAGCAACAATATTTTCTTTTGAAAACTTTATTAGTGTTGGAATTAGATTTATGTTTAGGTTTAGGTTTAGAAACATGTTTTGATTTGAAAATATTTTTCCAGAGTTCAACAAATTTATTGGATTTTTTCAATACAACAATAACTGGGCTAGTCCAAAGTTGATTATCTGGTTGAATGCTTTTTATAAGATAATTATATAAATTATACTGTTCTTTTGTCAAATTTGAAACCTTACCGAATGTTTCAATATTGTCACTACTGTACATGCATAATTCAGAAGTTTCAGGTATAAAATCATGAACACAATCTCTCAAAGAATCTAAATCAAATTCGGACAAAGATTTTATATCTATTTTTTTAGAATTTGATATAAAATGAATTTCAAGCGAATAAGACATTTTTTTCTTGATGAAATTTGATAAAAAAAAATCGAAAAAAATCATTTTTTTAAACTAATATGAAATCTTTAATATTTTTAATACTCGTTTTAGATATTTTTCTCTTTTGATTTTTAGAAGTCGTATAACAAATATTGTTCAAACAATTTTTATCTTCTTTTAATTTGAAAATAAGATTATTCAATGTACTAAATTCTGAAACAATCGCTTTCGCTGTAGTATTACTAATAGACGGTATTTGCATCAAAACTATTTCTATAAAATTTCCAGGTGTTATGTTGGAATTCTTTTTCATTTTTATTACAGAAGTATAATCTTCTTCTGTTTTTTTTCCTTCTACATTATCATTTGAATAGTAGTAAGGTTTTTTATTGTTTTCTTTGATAATTTTATAGGCAGCATTACATAAAACAAAAGATGTTTCTTTGATATCTTTTGTTCTAAATAAGGAAAATCCTTTGAAATAGGATAATGAAAACATTGATGAATAAATCATATCTTTTTCTGCATAGAAATCATTTATATTATCACCTTCAATTAAATATATAATATTGTGATTAGGATGTTCAGAATGTGTTAATCTGAAGCTCTGCTCCTTATACCGTCCATCCTTTATTGAAGATACAAGATCTTGTATTGTTTTCCTTTCAATAAGGAGATGTTGAACATTATTCATATCAGAAATAATAATATCAGCTATTTCTAAATTTTTTGTTTTTAATAGTATGTTATTAAATTTTTTATTTTTACTTATCAACTCCTGACAAGATTTTATCAAAGATTTTTCTCTACAATCAATTATTATCTGCATTTTATATTTAGAATTAGACAAATAATCATCTTCTTCATCTTTAGTTTCATTTATCACTAATTCTTCTTCTTCATCTTTGATAACAATAACTTCTTCTTCTTTAGTTTCATCATTACAACAATTATCTTCATCTTCTTCAATTACGATTTCATATTCATATTCTTCTTCTTCAGACATTGTTTGTATTTATTTTGATTTTATATTTTTAAACCTCATTTAAAAAGTTATTTCAGTAAAATATAAAATATAAAATATAAAATATGACAGAAGATATAATAATAGTTCAAATTTCTTCACCAATTTTTTCAGGATTTAGAATAAAATTTGATAGAAATTTATTTTTATCATTGACTGAAATTGAAATTGTATTTTATTGCAAAGAAAGTATGAAAGATTTTTTTAGTTCAAATAATTTATATGAATTAGCAGAAAAGTGTGATGAACTTAAGCTTCATTTTCACGAGGATATTAGAAATCCAGAAAAAATAGTTTATTTATGTTCACATTTTACAGAAGAATAAAACATGGTTCTTCTACAATATTATTTCTTTTTTTTAAAATTCTCTCGGGAATATATTCTAATAAAACATCACATAAATATTCATAACATTTATTTTTATTATCTTCAAAATGTTCGGATTCTTTATTATCAATTATATTAATTTCTATTGTATCAATAGTTGTTGAAAATTTTTTTGATCTAGTTGCATGATGAATAGCGTCTGCTATATCAGATGGAAATAGATCTTCATCGTCTTTTAATTTATATATAAAATTTTTATTTACGTATACACAAAAATTGTATAAACATATTTCAATCGACAATACATTGTTAATTATCTTTATTTGTTTAAAAGCGTCAGATAATTCTCTTTCTATATATCGATGTTTATTTAAAATTTCTTCAAAAGTAGACACTGTTTTTTTCTGTTCTTGAATGATTTCATCTATATTTTTTAAAGATTTCGAACATAAATTTAGATGTTTGTTCATATTATCAGTTGTTTCTAAACAAAACCAACAAATATTTGTATTTTTAGGACATTTTGACATGAGCATTTTAAATTTAGAAATTCTATTATTTTCTCTTTGAGTTTTTACACTGTGACAATTTGGACAAAGTGCCTGTAAATTTTCTTCACTATCATCATTTGATATTGAATGTGGAATAATATGATCAATTTGAAAAGATGGAGGTAAAAGATTATTACACTTGTAACAAAGATATTTTTGTCGATGCGCAATAATTTTTTTAGTTGCTTCTGTTAATTTTCGACCTTTATTCATAGTTAAATTGTATATAATTACATTTTAATCTTTAAACCGCCTTTTATTTTTTTGTTTACTAGACTAGAATGAAAAACATTTTTATAAAAAATAATTTTTACAATAAATATATAAATGAAATCAAGAACAACAAAATCATCAAAATTGAAAAGAAGTAAATCTATTAAATCATTGAAAAAAAATAAATCTAGGAAATCATCAAAAAAAGTAAAAAGAAATGAATCTAGAAGAAAAATTACAGATGGTAATGAAAATTTTAAAAATGAACTTAAACAAATACTAGAATCATGCGAAAAAGATAATAATTTGTTTCAGTACATTTTGAATATATTTCTTGTTTTTGCTAATGTTAGAACCGGCACTCTTATTGAATATAATAATGTACATAACGAAAAAGAAAGGCAAGAAGCACAAAAAAAAGTAAATGGCTTTATAGATTTTTTAAACAAAAATTCGCATGATAAATTATTATTAGTACAATGCCCTACCTCATTGTATTATCAAATAAAGATAATGAAAAATGATTTTGAATTTTATATCGAAGATGAAAATATAGGAAAAATTTTAAATTTTATGTGCATTGGTCATGATTATGCAAATAATGAAATTGATAGACTCTTAATTAATATAAAAGAAATAAAAACAAATTGTCATATTTATGCAGAATCATGTGAATTTTCTAAAATAGATATTGAAAAAATAAATGATGTATTTACCGAAAGAATAAAAGAATGGAATAATGCTATTAGTGAATATAATTTACCATATAAATTCGAATTTTATATTAAAAAAGATATATCTCAACTCACAAGATTAAATAATATTGATGATAAATCATTTGTTGAAATAAATCGAGATGATTATAAAGAGGATTTATATAATTACTTTCATTCATATTTTCTTCAAGATGAGGATACTGATTATAGTTTTTCCAAATATATCGAAAAATATTCATTATTTAAACTTATTTATATATTAGTAATCAAACATGATATATTCGGTTCTCTATACGAGGGTAAAAATTTAGATGAAATTGAAGAAGTTTCATTAAAACTCTTAGACTTCGATAAAGAGTTGTTGAAAGAATATAATCCTGATGAAAACAATGTTAATCTTGTGATGAATACTGTTAGAAAATATTTTCATGATGATAAAGAATTTATAACGAAATTTAGTGAACAACTTGATGATTATGAAAATATTTATGGAGGAGTAATTTGAAAATAATTTGCTGAAATATCATATTATATTTTGTTTGAAAAAAAAAAAAAAATTTTCATAGTAACAAATAAAAAATGAGTCGTTGTATAAAATCACTTAAAAAAAAAAACAGAAATAAATCCTTTTTTTATAAAAAAAGAAGAACAAGTGTAAAAAAATCTAGATCTCTCCGTCAGAAAAAAAGAAGAAAAAGTGTAAAAAAATCCAGATCTCTCTTCGTAGGAAAAAAAATAAGAAGTACAGAAATTGATGGTATGGAAAAAGGTTCTGATGATTCTATAAAATCATCATCACCGGAAAAAGGTTCTGATGATTCTATAAAATTAACTATATATAGTTTTAATGTTCTCAATCCTGATATTGAAACTGCTTACATGACATTCAAAAGTGTATTTAAGGGAGATCCAAAAATGGTGGACAGTGAAGCAAGTGAAGCAAAGAAACTTGCACATATCGATCTTAAACGTTTCGATGAACGTATGAATATGATTCTTGAAATTATTGATGAGTGGCTTGTTAATAGTAATGCAGTTGTACATCTCCAAGAAGTTTGTGGAAAATTTCTAGAAGTTCTCAAGGCAAAATATGGAACAAGTTTAGCTGCTACTAGTGTTCAAGATTATGTATTTTTTGGTAATCCACGTAATCGCAAACAAGCATTTAAAGATGAACACCGTGTAACTATTGTTGGTAAAAGTATCAAAATTATCACTGCTAGTGACATTGAAATTACTAATAATGATGCTAGAAAGAATTGTTTACATACTATTCTTAGTGTCAATGATCAACTTATTCATAGTTTTAATATCCATTTTCATTGGAGGTCTGAAAAAGAACATTATATTAGTTATGGTAAAATCATGAAATCAATCGCTTGTTGTAAACCATTTTATATCTGTGGTGATTTTAATAAATCTATTAATCATGACGCCATGATAGCTATTAAAAAGGTTATGGGCTGTTCAGCATTACCTTCATCTGATTCTTATACTGGTTCTACAACTTCATCCAAAGATGACGACATTGTTTTATACCCTGAAATGCCAGAATATAAAGTTGCCTTTATTGATAATATACTTTTCGGAAATTGTGATCCTGTAGATAGTGAATTAAGTGCCTTATACAAAGTTCGAGATATGGAAATTTTCTACAATATTAATGAAATTAGAACTAGTATTTTAGGTGAAAAAGAATTTGTTTTCCCAGAAAGACGATTTGTTAGTGACCATGTTCCAGTTAGCTTAACATTACAGTTTAAAAATAAGTGAATAATTAAGACCTTTTTATAAGTACCATTATTCAACTGGATTTGAATTGAAATATATCAAGTATCCGAGAAATCAATATGCATTCCCGAGGGAAATAGAAGAAATATTTTATATTAAATGCTATGATCGGCGCACAATTCGAGTTTTTATACCGATTCAAGTATAAAAATATAGGGTGCTAAGATTTTATTAAATGGTTTAAAGAACTTTTTAATTTTAAGATGAAAAAAACCTTAAAATTAGGGCACTATGATTTTTTTAAAACGCCGATCATAGATTAAATGAACCGATTGTTACCTATCAAATTTCCTAAGAATATAATTTTTGTTACATTTATATTATTAGAATAATATAAAAAAATATTATAAATTAAAAGAAATAATATATAGAACTAAAAATAAAAATGGATTTCGAAAAAGAAAAGGAAATAACCTTAAATGCTATTAAAAATAGCTTAGTTTTAACAGAACCATTTAATCATGCTTTCATTGAAAATATTTTATCCCCAGAATTATACTTTATGTTAATAGAAAGATGTAAAAATTTTAAAAATCCTGAATTGATTCAAGTGAGAAATCAAGATAGTAATAAATTTTTAAATAATAGGTATAATTTTACAAATAGTAAAGATGATATAATACTTATGTTGAAGCAAATTTTTAGTGTTAAGGAAATAAAAATGGAACTTCTTTCAAAATTTTTCATAAATCCAGTATCGTTTATTGATAATATAAAAATTCATGATAAAGAATTTGAAGTCGTATTTACAGAAAAGGATAAATTCCAAAATATTCACGTAGATATTCCTTCTAAATTTTTATCTTTAGTATTTTATTTACCTGAAGTGGCATCCGAAAGCTTAACAGACGATGATATGGAAAAGAATTCGACGGTTTTATACGATGAAACAATGAAACCGTATTATTCAGCTAAGTACAAATCAAATTCAGTTTGTGTTTTTGCTCCGCATTTTTATTCATATCATGGATTTTCAACAACAATAGAAAGAACGGCGATAGTATTATTTTATATAGATGAAAAATTATTGAATGAACATGATGAAAAAATTGCAGAAGCTCACCGAAGAAAAAGAAAAGAAAAAGATTTTGAAACTTTTAAAAATAATATATTTGAAAAATTAAATAAATTTGAATTGATAGAATATAAAAATAAAAATCTGGAAGAAATTATGAAAAGATGTAAAATAAATGCACCGAACGGAAGAGTTTTGAAATAATAAAAAATTATTTTTTTATATATTGTAATGTATATAAAAAATTAAAAGTTGATAGGCTTTATTTAAACTACAACATTTTTTTTTATTTTATAGCCAAAATTTTAAAAACGGAACACATGTGGATATTAAAGTTCAATTCTTGATTTAATGGAGATGTTTTTTAAATGGAATTTTGTTCTCTCATAATTTTTACAATTTTTAGAAATGTTCCTTTTCCTGCATCTCTATCGTATCCGCTATATATCACATCTTTCATATTACTAAAATCTATTTTGATTGGTCTTCCGCAATGATAATCAAAATACGTGTAGTATTTATCAGGCTCAGTATATGGAGGTGGTACAATGTTATTGTATTTAAAAAAAGAAGCGGTTATTGTTGTCTCCCATAACATGCGTAATAATATTCTAATATCTAAATCACTAATGTCTATAGAATCATCCATTTAATATATATATATCATTCAACTAGTTTTTTAAATTATTATAAAATTTTCATTTTACAATTAATGGATTATAGTCGAATTTTTAAAAACGGTAACTAAACATTCAATTCGTAATACCGACTTTCACGGTTTCTTAGACTTCTCTTTAGGTTGTATTTTTACTCTACCATACACTTTATGTTTCGGCACATATAAAACAAATTAATCCCGATATAAATATTGTGATTCGTTATATTCCTAAAGAAATTTTAAATATTTTTTTCGTTTTTTAATTTTTTTTTAATTTTTTTTATAAATAATTTTTGAGCATTTAAAATATTAATATTTTTTAATTCTTCTATTAAATATATATTTATAAATTTTATATTATTAAAAATTTTTATATTTTTAATAATATTATATTCATCTAATAATCCACCACAATCAATTAAAATAAAATTAATTTTATTAAAATATTTATTTTTTAATGATTTATTTATTATAAAAACAGCTTTTTTT